AAGAATCACGGAGACGATTGCGCTGTGTGTAACTTTGCGTGGCATATCATGAAGGAGGCAAAGCAAAATGATGATGCAGAAACTTTGAAACTTTCAAAGTCACTGCTTCCGAAGCAACGCTTCTTCTCGCCAGTGGTAGTACGCGGCGAAGAGGAATCTGGCACCCGACTTTGGGGATATGGAAAGATGGCGTATCAGGAACTTATTCAATTGGTTCTTAATCCAGACTATGGCGATATCACTGATGTTGATGGCGGTACTGATCTTGTTATCAACTATGGTAAGCCTCCCGGCGCCTCTTTCCCAGTGACGAAGATTCATCCTCGTCGCCGCCCATCTGCCCTTGCAGAGTCTAAGGAAGATGTTCAGAATTTCTTGGATGGCATTCCATCTTTCAAGGAAAACTTCAATGTCAAGTCTAGCACTGAGATTGAGGAAATGCTTTCCAACTTCCTTTCGGGAGAATCTACCGACGATTCCGGAGGATCAGAGACTACGAAGTATCAAAACAACGAAACCTCTGATGTAGATGAAGCATTCAAAGAGTTGCTAGGAAATTAGACATAATGTTCTAAACC